CTAGATTAATTAAAATCTAGGGTTACAAGCTATGGTTGTATCTAGCATTCTTAGATTTACCACCTTGAATTGATTGGTTAATCGAATTATAAATACTAGATTTAACAGGCTTGTAATATTTTTGAAATATCAAAGAATTATTATCTAAATCTTTTAAGGCTCTAGATTTATACTTTCTAAATTCTCTATTATTTTGAATTCCGAAAGCTTTGTAATTATGCTTTGTTATTTCAAATGTTATTTTTGTTTTCATAAATAAACTTATAATTTAGATACAAAATAAAAGATATAAAATAATTATTTTTATTGCTTAAATAAGCATTGATAATAGCTAGTTATTTGGGTGTGGCGATAATGCACAGGGGAACAAAGCAAGAACATTAGATATTTCTTGCCAAAATAAAACAAATCAAAAAGAATTTATAAAAGTTTTTATAAATAAATAATGCTTAAATATTAAATATAATTTGTAAAAACTTGTAAAAAGTGACTGCAATAAATAAAAAGATAATGCAACATAATAATTAAAGTTATACACAATTAAATTATTAAGCTTTAGAGGGTGTGAGATTGTGAGATATTAAAAGCAATACGACCACGCCCAACTTCAAAAATTCTTGAGGGTTAAGCTTGAGATATGGCAAGTCTTTTAATGGTATTGAAATATTGTTTTAAGTGTTGGTATGATTGAGATTTCTATAGATTGTGTGAGGGTTATTTCTTATAAATTATATAAGCTTTATAATCTTGTTATTTCTGTAAACTAGTAAAGATATTTAAAGATACTTATAGATATTTAGTTATATTTTATAGATATATATTTTTAGTTGCTAATTAGACGCATTCTAAGGTAGGGTACATAAGTGCCATGGGGGGGTGTGGGGGTATATATATACTGCTTATACAAAATGAACAGCTTTAGGTGTAAACTAGATAGACTCGCCCTGCTTTAATGATTAACTAAGAGACTTGCTATATTGCTGGACTGCTCCAGATAGACTTATATGCTTGACCCTCTGGAGAGGCTACATATATATTATACTATGTGTTCTGCATTTGTCAACTCTAAATAAAAATAAATGTTGTCAACTAGATGTAAACTTGTTATAATGAATACATGAACAATAACTTTCTACCAAGCAATTCAGAAAACAAACAAAGAAAACTAACAGACCAACAACAAAGCTTTCTAACAGCCCTCGGTGGTGTTGCTAAAGGTGATATAAACCTAGCTCTACGAGAAGCAGGGTATGCTGACAGCTCAAAGTCTAATGTTGTTGATTCCCTAAAGGATGAGATTGTAGATGTCGCCACAAAGATTCTAGCAAAGTCAGCTCCAAGAGCTAGTCAGAAACTAGTGGAGATATTAGAAAGTGATGACCCTATACCACAAGTTAATGCTAAACTACAAGCAGCTCAAACATTGTTGGATAGAGTAGGTATTGCAAAACGAGATAAGCTTGATGTAACGCATTCGGCAGCATCAGGAATATTCATTATACCTGCTAAAGAAAAATTAATAGATGCTAATGCAGAGGATATAGATATAGATGATGAAGAGAAATAGTTCAACTATTCCTTTTGGTTATAAGTTAGGTGAAGATAATAAAACACTAGAGATTGTTGATAAAGAAGTATCAGCATTAAAAGAAATGAAAGATGGTGTTAAAGCAGGTGCTTTTAGTTTACGAGGAGCAGTTGAAATATTAGAACATCAAACAGGCAGGAAGTTATCAGCTATGGGTTTAAAGAAAATCATAGACAAAGATAAACCAGAGCCAGTAATACAACTAAAAGGTTTGTTAAGTAAGAATGACTGACGAGAAACCAAAGAGACAATATAACTATAGCATGGCTCATAAAGCTAAACTTGCTTCAAGAAAAGCAGTTAAGGCTAGAGAGAAAGAAATAGCTAGATTAAAAAAGAACTTGGAGAATAAGACAAGAAGACTTCGAGATAAAAAAGAAACTCTAAAGGTTGTACAAAATGCAGAAACAAATAAAGAAACGAAGAAAGGTTTGGTTATCGAAGAAGACAGGCTTGATACCTTACCTAGTCCTGTTAAAAAACTCATTGAAGAAGAAAAAGAAAGAATAGTATTTAAACCAAACATAGGACCTCAAACAGATTTTCTAGCAGCACCTGAACAAGATGTATTATATGGTGGTTCTGCTGGAGGTGGTAAATCGTATGCTATGTTAGTAGACCCATTACGATTTATGCACATTAAAGAACATAGAGCATTACTGTTAAGAAAGTCAATGCCAGAATTAAGAGAACTAATAGATAAGTCTAGAGAGTTGTACCCTAAAGCTTTTAAGGGTGCTAAGTTTAGAGAAGTCGAAAAGATATGGAGATTCCCTTCAGGAGCTTCATTGGAGTTTGGTTACCTTGATAGAGATGCTGATGTTTATAGATACCAAGGACAATCATATACCTGGATAGGTATTGATGAGTTAACTCAGTATCCAACAGAGTTCCCACTCCAATACTTGCAATCACGATTGAGAACAACTAATAATGCAATACAATGCTACATTCGGTGTACTGCAAACCCTGGAGGAGTTGGAGGAAACTGGGTTAAGAAAAGGTATCTAGACCCAGCTCCACCAAATGAAAGTTTTACAGGACAAGATAAAATAACAAGAAAATTTATACCAGCTAGATTAGAAGATAACCCTTATCTATCTGAAGATGGTAAGTATGAGCAGATGCTACAATCATTACCTGCTGTACAAAGAAAACAATTACTAGAAGGTAACTGGGATGTTTCTGAAGGTGCAGCATTCACAGAGTTTGATTATGATAATCATGTAGTTGAACCTTTTGATTTACCTAGGCATTGGGTTCGAGTAAAAGGAATTGACTATGGTTATGCAGCAGAATCTGCAGTAGTGTGGGGTTGTGTTGACCCTACAGATGAAACATTAATTATTTATAGAGAACTATATCAAAAAGGTTTAACAGGCGAAGACTTAGCTACTAGAATCTTTGAGTTTGAGAAAGAGGATAGGTTGTCTGTAAGTGGTGTGTTAGATGGAGCTGCGTGGGCAAGGACAGGTGCTACTGGTCCAACTGTAGGGGAAGTACTATCCAAGGCAGGACATAAGCTTAGAAGGGCTGACAAGAACAGAATTCAAGGCAAGATACAAATACATGAAAGATTAAAACTAAACGACAAAGGTCGACCTAAGCTTCAGATATTTAAATCTTGCCCAAACCTAATTAGAGAAATACAATCTATACCTATTGACCCTAGTAGACCAGAGGATGTCGATACAAAAGCATCCGACCATGCTTATGATGCTCTAAGATATTTAGTTATGTCTAGACCTAGAGCAACTTCAGTATGGGAAGAAATGTCAAATAAAAAACGATGGACACCATCAGACCCAACCTTTGGATATTAATATGCCCTTATATACATTTAAAAATAAAAAGACTAATAAAGAATATGATGAAGTGATGTCATATGAAGAACTACAAGAATACTTAAAACAAAAAGAAATACATCAAGTATTTAAGATGAATATATGTAGATATTCAGATGCTGGTGGAATTAAAGACCAATTTACAGACTGGGCTAAAGATGATAAGATAAAAGGTAAAGGAGAGTTTAATCCCTATGGAAAAGGTAAAAAAGGATTTAATAAATTAAAACAACAACAAGAGGAGAAGAAGGGGAATGGTTAAAAAGAAAATTAAGATAAATACTAAAGCTACTAGAGAAATAGATAAATATCCTCTAGTTTCTGTATACTGGCTTGATATTTTATCTGACAGCTCATGGCAAAGTATTGAAGGTTGTAAGAAAGCAAAGTTACCTATTTGTGTTACTAAAGGTCATTTATTAACTCAAACTAAAGGAGTGACTAGAATTTTCGGAGACTATTCTTTAGCTGGAGAAGACTCAAGTAAGATTGAAGAGATTGGAAACAGCACAATTATTCCTAATAGTGTTATTGTGGAAATTAAAAAAATAGTTGACAAGTCAAAGAAATAAGTGTATTATTATATTACTGCACAAATAATTTAAGGAATTATATATGGCTACCTACGACCAGATTAGAGAAGATACAAATCCATCTATGGATGAAGCAAAAGAAGATGAAACTATTTCTAATCTTGTTGCTAAGATAAACTCTAGATTTCAACAATGTGAAACTACTAGAGAAGATGATGAAGATAGATGGTTACAAGCTTTCCATAATTATCGAGGAAGATATTTTAAGAATGTAGCTTTTAGAGACCATGAGAAATCTAGAGTCTTTGTTAAAGTTACTAAGACAAAAGTACTAGCAGCATATGGTCAATTGATTGATGTACTGTTTGGTGCAAATAAATTTCCATTAACTATTCAAGAAACTAGAGTACCTGAAGGTATAGATGAGTATGCTCATTTAAATCCATTAAAAGAACAAATGGGTATGAATGAAAATGAACAACCTATTCCAGGTATTGAAGGTAATATGGAGTATACTCCTGGTGAACCTATGATGCAAGAATCAAATGGTGGTTTAGGTTTTCCTGGTGATGGAACTGAGTTAGCTCCTGGTGCAACTTTCGGTTCATTAAATAATGATGCTAACTTAGGTTCTTTAGAAAAAGAATACGAAGAAGCAGATTTAACTTCTGGACCAGCTCCAACTCCTGAGATGCCTCAGATTAAACCTGCACAAATTGCAGCTAGAAGATTAGAAAAATTAATCTTAGACCAAATAGAAGAATCAAATGGTAGTATAGAATTAAGAAGTGCAATCTTTGAAGCTTGTCTACTTGGAACAGGAATTGTTAAAGGACCTTTTACTTACAATAAAACTTTACAT